TAACTTCCCATACAAGGTTATCCATATGGATGGATGTGAAGCAGACGACATTATTGGTACACTTGTAGAAAATAGTCAAGAGTTCGGTAACTTCGAACCAATTATGATTGTATCTGCAGATGGTGACTTTAAACAATTACAAAAGTACGACAATGTAAGTCAGTGGTCACCACTTACAAAAAAGCTTGTTGAAGAAAGTCATCCCCGTCAAAACCTCAAGCTTAAGATTCTACAGGGCGACACTGGCGATGGCGTACCAAACGTATTGTCTGACGATGACACACTTATCGAAGGACGTAGACAAACACCTCTTTCAAAGAAAAAGAAAGAAGCTATTCTCGAAGATTTAAGCGATGGTGAGCTACTCTATGCTGCATCTTGGTATCGTAATTATTGTCGCAATGAAACCCTAATCGATTTATCAAAAACCCCAAGTTCTCTAAAACAAAATATTATAAATAATTTTATGGAACAAGATCCATGGGGTAACAAAGGCAAAGTATTCCCATACCTTGTATCAAAGAAAATGAATCGCTTAATTGAAAGCGTAACGGAGTTTATTTAATGGTGAAACTAGTTCATGAAGTATTAACTGAAGTTGGTTCTAGAAAAAAGAAAACAGATAGGATTCAAATTCTTAAAGAAAATGAATCCTGGGCATTAAAAGATATTATCCGTGGTTCAATGGATAGTACCCTTGTATGGAATCTTCCTGGTGGAGATCCTCCATATACACCATGTGAAGATCATAATGCCCCAACAAATCTACTTAGAGAACATAAAAAGTTTAGATATTTTGTCAAAGGCGGTCCAGGTGACAAAATGAATGCGCCGAAAAGAGAAAATATCTTTATTGGTTTGATAGAGGGTATACATCCTTCGGATGCTAAACTCGTAGTTGATATGATAAACGGTCGGGTTCCGAAAGGACTTACAAGAGAAATTGTACAGGAGGCTTTCCCTGGACTTCTCAAGGACTAATTGGATCCCAAATTCTTTTAACCCTAACACTAACTTGAGTGTACTATCTATAGTACGCTCTTTTTTTTGGAGTAACGTACAAATGGTATTAGCCCAGCTTGAAAGACTAAAAAAAGATTCGAGAGAACTTGAGATTTATGCACGTAAATTAGAAAAGAAAGGTAACTTTGAAAGAATGAAAAAAATTCTTCGAAAACAAGATTTCTTGAATCAGCGAATAGCTGAGGTACAATATTCAACTTAAAATAAAAAATAGGGAGTTTACAAACCTCTGCTTTTTCGATATAATATTCTAAATATTAGAAAAGGCAGAGGTTACTACATTATGAATATTTTTATCCTATCTTTAGATCCTGTCGAAGCTGCACAGATGCAGTGCGACAAGCACGTTCCTAAAATGCTCGTAGAATCCGGTCAGATGCTATCTACAGTACATCGTGTACTAGATGGTAAGCTTACACGTAGGCCGTCTAAATCTGGTAAGACAATGGTTAAATACTGGGATCTCTACGAAGGTGCAGATGATCTCGAAGCAGAATTGCTGTACTATAAAGCAGTTCATGTTGGTCATCCTTGTACAAAGTGGACTATGGAATCAGATGAAAATTACCGTTGGCACTGGGAGCATATGAAAGCACTTGCTAACGAGTATACATACAGATATGGTAAAATTCATAAGACTGAAAGAGAATTACTTTGGCAAATACAATCTCCACCACGTAATATTCCAAAAGGTCCTATGACCCCATTTAAGCTTGCTATGAAAGCAAATCCAGAATGTATGTTCGACGATCCGGTTAAATCGTATCGTGCATTCTACCAAACAAAACAATATCGCTTCCCTATGGTATGGACAAAGCGACCAGTCCCGGAGTGGTTCCAATATGCCGACGTACACGCTGCATAATAAGAAAACAAATGAAACTTGGCAAGTACTTTGTCCTTATAATGAGGTAAAGGAAAAGCTAAACGATGATGTTGAACTTGTATTATCAACACCTAAATTTGTATCAAGTGTTGGTAATTTACATAGTAAAGTTCCTGATGGTTTTAAAGATAAATTGAATCAGATTAAAAAAGGTTCAGGTGAAGGTAATACTATTAAGACATGAGCAAGCAACACGCAATTAAAATAGATGAGCTGTATCAATATGAACCTCTTACAGAAAATCAGAAGAAAGCTTACAACTCTTGGGACGACGGCGATCATTTGTGCCTTACTGGGACAGCCGGTACCGGAAAGACTTTCATTGCTCTCTATTTGGCTTTGGAATCAGTCTTGGAGAAGCAAGTCCCCTATCATAAGATTACAGTCGTCCGATCAGTAGTTCCAACAAGAGACATGGGATATCTTCCTGGTACAAAGGAAGAAAAACAAGAAGTATTTGAAACGCCATATAAAAATATTATGGTTGAACTTCTTGGTGACGATGCTCCATATCGTAGGTTGGTACATAATCACCAGCTTGAATTTATTACTACTTCCTACATCCGTGGAATGACTATAGATAATAGTATTATTATCGTTGATGAAATGCAGAATCTGAATTTCCATGAACTTGATTCTGTAATTACAAGAGTTGGTCAAAACTGTCGTTTAATCTTTTGCGGTGATTACCACCAGTCTGATTTTAAAGAAGGCGGTGAACGTGAAGGCGTTATGAAGTTTATGCGTATTATTGAATCAATGAAAGATTTTACAATTGTAAACTTTGGTTGGGAAGATATCGTTCGTTCAGACTTTGTAAGAGATTATATTATGGCAAAGGAAATGTTAGGAATTAAATAGTGGAGTTTATTCATGAAACAGTCCATCTTGATTATGAAGATCTTATGGCAGAAACTACTTCTCGAGGCAGAATTTATTCTACTCCTGATGGGACTCAGTATCCTAGTATTACTACGGTACTTAGCATATTAAATGAAGAATCTCTTGCCGCTTGGCGTAAACGTGTAGGTGATGCTGAAGCTAATAAAATAGGGAATCGTGCTGCAGCTCGTGGTACACAGGTACATAACATAATTGAAAAGTATTTGCTCAATGAAGATATTACAGACTTTTTACCGCATGTCCGACAAAGCCTCGCGTCGCTTCGTCCTCTACTTGATGAACATATTACTACGATATATGGTCTTGAGGTACCTCTTTATAGCCGTTATCTTGGGTTGGCTGGTCGGTGTGATTGCATCGCTTTATTCGATGGCGTTCCCTCTATTATAGATTTCAAGACATCCCGACGGCCAAAAAAGCACGACAAGATACCAAACTACTTTGCACAAATGGCAGGATATGCTGTGATGTGGGAAGAACGTACAGGTATGCCAATTACAAATACAGTTATTATAATGGATGTTGACGATCACGAACCAATTATATTCCGCGAACATAGAGACAATCATATACAGCTTTTGATTGACACGAAAAAAGAATATGACAGAAGACAGCTTTTCGGACACTAAGTTTAGAGATAAAGCTCGCGTATTCTGGATGGTTAAAGGCTATCTCCCAGATCCAAAAACTATTGAAAGTGCATATCCTGGATACTTGAAAAGGCTATGGTGGAATGAAGAAGCTTATCTACGAGCCGATGGCTTTGAAGAAGCATATGAAAAAAAATTCAAATAAAACTAAATTAGGGGGTTTACAAAGCTGGGAAGCTATGATACAATAGTAGTATAATTAAAAAGAGGAGAAAATCAATGATCAAAGTTTACCAGGTCCAGGATCAAGAGGCAATCTTTCCAAAGACTACATTCACCTACGGTATGGGTGATATTGGTTGGGACCCGCTTGTAGACGACAACTTTTCCAAATACGATCACGTAGCTAACATTGCTACCGACGATCTTAGCACAGCCTATAGGATTGGAAACATCGGTCCTGAAGGCGACATCAATCGGAAGGCTTCAATGCACAGCATTTCAGTTGGTGATATCCTCGAAAAAGAAAACGGCGAACGTTACATCGTCGCTCGTTCAGGTTTTGATAAGCTGGAGGTAGCATAATGCAGTACGAACTATTCCAAAGTAACTGGGCAGTTAATTCCGGATTCGAAGAGCTTAGGGAAAAACTAAACGATCTTGTTCCACTTCATGGTCGGTGCGAATTCTCCCAGTCAAAGAATAAACACCTAGATCGTTTTAGACGTGCACAAAATCTTTTGTACGACCTTTTCAATAACGGTCTTGGTAATCGTAGACAAGAATTTCGAAAGTTCTTTGGTTATGCTCCTATCTCTGCCCGCTATAGCGGAATATCTAGATCTCGTTGGGAAGAGATCGAAGCAGAGTTCGAGCCTATCTTTACCAACATTATGCAAGATGCTGCAAGAGAGCAAGGAGTTATAATATGAGTGTTATCTACTTAGATATGGATGGAGTCATTGCAGACTTCTTTGGAGGTATTGAAGATCTGTTTAAGGTTGATCATTGGAAATCGATTAAGGTTAAAGAAAGGATTATTGTTGACCTACGGCATACGGATTTCTTTTTCACCCTCGACACCTTCCCGAATACACTCGATCTGATAAATCATGTTCAAGATGTAGCTCGAGAAAATGAATTACGTTGGGGTATTTGTTCTTCGCCATTACGTGGAGATGAACACAATTCAGCATATTGGAAAAGACGCTGGTTAGAATGTAATCTCTTTGTACCACCTGATCTTGGTGATATGATCTTTACTTCTAATAAACACAAATACGTAAAAGATCCTGTCGATAATCGACCTAACATTTTGATTGACGATAAGCCTGAAAACATTGAAAGGTTTAACGAAGCTGGAGGTATTGGTATTCGCTTCCAGGCCAATCAAGATGATCTTGAAGAATACCTTTACGTCCAACTGGAGGAAGCAATTGCCAGAGTTCTTTCAATTCCTAAATCTTCGAGCTGAATTCGAAGAAATTACCAAAAACTTTAATATGAACGGTCACGAAGGAAGTGATATAAATACACTTGAGTGGTTCGTGGAGAACGGTCATAGATCAAACTCGCTTCGGAATGGTTTTAGTTATGCATTGCAAATTGCAGAAACAATCGTAACGGAGCATGGAGAATGGCAGAAGAAACAAAAACTATCGACGCAGCAGCAGTTGATGGAATAGATACTAATGGTGACGGTCACATCTCAAAAGAAGAGATGGAGATGCATTTGGAATTTAAAAGAAAAGCTTTAGAAGATCAAGATGCGCAAAGAGATGCTATTCGAAAGATGGCATGGTTTGCTTTGTTTGGGCTTCTACTTTATCCTATTGGAATCTTTTTAACATCAGCACTTGGTTTAGATACAGCAGCAAATTTAATTGCTGATATCGCACCTACATACTTTGCATCTATTGCAGTATTAGTCTCAGCATTCTTTGGAGCAGATGCTATCGCTAAAAAGAAGTGATATATAATATAAAGTGAGTAATTATGAAAAGATTGATTTATCAAGTATACGTTGGACGACGTTCTAAATTATATGATCATTGTGTAGATTCAGTAGATGATTATTGCAAAGAACACAATATCGATCATGTCGTCCAACGAACCCCTATCCTTCGAATTAAGCCAGATGTTTTTTCTACGAACCGTAGCAGAGAATCGTATGAAAAACATGGTGGATATCTACCTATCTTTGAAAAAGAAAATGCGTTCACATACTGGCCAAAATATGATCAGATTGCTATCATCGATGCTGATATTTGGATTCGCCCCGGATCTCCTAATATTTTCGACGAACTAACTTCAGAATATGATTTCGGTGGAGTCGTTGAACGTGAGATGCCTATCACAGAACAGTATCGTAAAAAGATCCACAATTATTCCCGTATGCAATATGGTTCTATCCGTCTTGATTGGAAATGGGATAATCGTGGTGGTGAGTTCTTTAACATGGGTATGATGCTTATGAATAAAAAAATGTCAAGGTATCTGAATGGACAAACACCTCAACAGTTTTTACGTCGTAATGAATTTAAAGCATTTGTAGATGGAATGGGACCATGGAAATGGTCAACTGATCAAACACTTCTTAACACTTGGGTTAAACAAGAAAAGATGATTGTAAAGCATCTTGATTGGAAGTGGAACGGTTTATTTAAAGGAATCAAAGACGAAAAGATAAGAGAAGCATACTTTGTACATTTTTTCCTAAAAGATAAACTTCCTAATCGCGGTGAGAATGTAGAAGAATTAATGAAGATGGTAAGATGAAACATATTGCACTGAGGTCAAAAAGTATTCGTAAAGGTGACAGACCGTATACAACCCCTGGATTAGGTGATAGGGTTCATTCAGCAACTTGTGCATATCTTTACGCAAAGAAACATAACACTCCTGTCACTTTACATATTACGGATGACAAGTGGAGTGTAGCTGGTGGTGAGTTATCACAGGTAAAAAAAGATTCATGGAAAGAGATTACTAACCTTTTTCCTGATGGATTGATTACAGTAAAACCATGGCCAGTTGGTAGATGGCCTAAAGATAATTTAAAAGAAGATGACTGGTTGAAATATCTTAAGGATAATGGAGTCGATGCTGAAATTTTCTATTACAAAGATTTTATTAAGATGCATCCTAATGAAACTGTTGTGCCACTAGA